CTGCCTGCGCAAGCTCATCAGCCTCGAAGTCGGAAAGGTCTGCTTCCCGACCGTTGATCATCAATTCCATGCTCGCCTCACTTCGGTGCTGACGTGTCGGCACCATCTCCCTGTTCGGTGTGGACATGCGACATCAAGCTGATTCCGCCCGCAGTCACATCGCCAGTTGTCGTGAGAGAACCTGTAACGCTAGCCCCAGTGCCGCCGCTCACGGCTAGTCCGCCAAGGACGGTCAAGCTTTTATCGATCGTCGTCGCGCCAGTGATGTGAAGCGAAGCCGAATCAATCGTCACAGTAGAGGCATTGAGCGTCACATTGCCGCTCACGATCGCAGAAACGTCACCTCCTACTCTTTCAGCAACGTTGCCGCCGACGGTGATCTCCGCATCCTTGTCAACAGTTGCATGCAGCCAACCTGGTGTGTATACCTCAAGGCCGTCGCGCGTGAGATGGACCTTCTGGCCTAAGTCGTCGAAGATCGCAACCTCACCAGTCTTGAGCGGCTTCAAGCGGTAGCGTCGATCGGCAATCGTGAAAACGATGCCGTGGGATCGATCTCCGTCAAAAAAAAGCGCGAACGCTTCGGCTTCCGGATGCGGCTCAGAAGTGAAGCCATAAGGCTCGACGTGCTCGAGGTCGTCACGCACCTCGTCGGCCAGAAGCCTCACCTGCACGGAGCGCATCTTCTTTGCGCCATCGGCAAGCGTCATGACGCCGCGAGCGAAAAAATCAGAAAGTCTGCTCATAAAAGAAGAGCGACCGTATTGCTACGATCGCTCCCGATTGAAGGTTGGGCAGTCAGCGTTTGCGCTCCCACGTGTCGGCATCAGTTTGCGTCCATTCTTCAGTATCGGTAGAACCATGCCGCCAGACAGTCACCGATCCATCGAGATTCTTGTGAACCTTCTCGACCTTGCCAACACGACTTGCGTCAACAGGTCGACGCCCCTCTCGAGCGCCAGACTCTCTGTGGTACTTCAGGCATGTCGACCATGTACCAAATTCGTTCCATCCGCTTTCGTCGCAGACCACCCTTGCCATGCAAGGTTCCTGCATGGAAAGAAACGCGGCCACTAGTAGCAAGAAGACTTCCCTCATTTGACAACACCTACCCACGCATTCCCTTTTTCGTCAGATTTTTTACCTATTGAAGAGATTGATTCTCGCCTATACCCATCAACAGGCACAACGGTCAACACTGTAGTCATACCTTGGGTGGATAGTGAAAAAGTCAGCTTCGTAATCAACAGATTATCCTTAATACCTAACAGTTTATCAAGGATCTGGACCATCGAATTGACCTTCCACAAACCACCGTCGGATTGGCGCCACCCCTGTACGGTATAGGTTGCGGATTGGTACTGGGCTTCTCGATACCGCCGCTCAAAATCGGCGCGTTTGCCGCACGTCATTTTCGCACTCTGTCCTTGATCCTTGATGACCAAGAGCCTGGGGCGAGTCACGAAGCCTGAATCGGCAATACCTTTATCTTCTGAAGCTGTCCGCCCAAAGTCAGTATCGGTACCTGAGTGCTGTCCAAGCACGACGTACCTGCTGAACAACTTCGTAGCGTCGAAACTCGCCTTTCCCGTCAGAATGTTCTTCCCGAGTTCTAGCGAGTCAGCACAGTCGCCAGCATCACCCACATCAACAATCACCAGATCCCCAGCCTCATCATCAGTGACTACGAGGTTGTCTTTTGTGATCAGACGATTGATTGACTTGTGAACCGTCTCACCTGGAACGACCGTATGATTCGTGAGTTTGTCACCAAGCTCGTTGGACGCGTGTACAGCGATCCCATATGGTGCAGCCAAAGAAGCCATGATCTCGGAGGTCCGAATTCCTTTCCACGATGTCGTCTGAATACCTGCAGGTGGAACCTCCGTCTTCGCCCCATCCTTCCCGACGACGACACCCTTCCAAGACTTTTCACCACCGGAGGATGCCATCCCGTACTTAGCCACGGGACAGCACTCAACAAGATCGACGGTCTTAGACTTTCCCTGTACCTGCACGCGGACATTTTTGCCATCGTAGCTGACATCCACCACCGTGATGTAGCCCGTACAGACCAAGTCCTCGCCGATGAACAGTTGGACGAGCTCACCGTTTCGCAAGCGATGGAAATCGCTATTGCCCGGAAAAGTGTCCGTCACCTCAAGCGCGAACGCCCTTGTCAGCTGATCTATGCCGATGTCGATCTTGACAGACTTCCAACCGCCGTACTCACGGCCATTGACCTTGATCGATACGGCGTTATTCATCTGCCATCACCTTTAAAGAGTCAGCCGAGCAGAAGCCTTCGTGCTCAACTGCGTTGCGAATCACAATCTCCTGATCCCTAGCCGCGTCGTCATGGTAGTCGTATGCATGAACAAGTGCGGGCAAAACCTCACCCGGCTCCACAATGTAGACACGACCGCGACGGTTTGCCTTTTCCGTCAGGACTTCAAAGACGGCAACCCTCGCCTTTTCAAGAGCGAGATAGGAGTCGTCGTTCGTCGTCATCAGAAGCTCAACATCGATAGCCTCAAGCAACTCCTGTCGTACTTCGATCAGGTCGTCATAGCTCTTCGTCACCGTTTCCTTGAGCGTCTCGCTAGTCACGACATCGTTCTCGATCGGCGGAAACTGATCGTTCTTCGATCCGATCAAAGCGCTCACACCAACCATCTGTCCGATCAGACTTTGACGAATCAAGGTCTCGACGGCAGCACGGTTATGCATGACGGCCGACTGAACGTCGGACAACACCGTGCCGTCGGCCTTGGCTTTGGCCAACGCCTTCGTGCCGGACGACATCTTCTCGTGCTTAGTCAAGTTCTTGAGCTGCTTGGCTACTCGAGACCAGGCACGTGCAGACGAAGCTACGCGAGACAAACCGAGCGCCCCCATAAGATTCGAAGCGAACACCTTCGGATCCATGCTAATGAGCGACACCCCGTTTTGAGCAAGCGAACTGATCTCGTCCACCTTGTCGAAAATGACTGCCAGGTCCGCGGAGCTGATGATGCCGAGCTTGTCGAGCAGGTCCCCGGAGAGCGCTGCATCGACCCATTCGGACATACAGGACAGATCGATCGAATCACAAAACTCCTGGATCGCGGACTTCTCGACTTCATCAGCCGCTTCAAGTGCCGCATCGGTCGTGTCCTGCGTCTCCTTCGGAAACTCGAGATCACCGGACTCAACTGCCGTCAGCTGGATCGTTGCGATGCGGCGTTCCGTCGTAAAGCTCAGAGTGCTTTCGGCTGTCAGGCTGGCCTGCATCTCTCCAAGGTGAGGATGCACGAGCTTGCCCGGACCCGGCTCCTCGATAGCGACCAGAAGCTTTTGCGCCTGCTCGATGTAGTCGTCTCCGACGATGAAGGCGGTGAAGGTGAGCTTACGGCTGGCGCGTCCGATGTCTTCGACGTAGGGCTTGTTCCGCTGAGGATACTCATGCAGGACGGTGCGTCTCCCGGCTGTCAGCTCTGTGCTCGTCACATGGAAGGCCACGTCACGAAAGCTCGCCTGGAGAAGTGCCGGCGCTTCCTTCTTCTCTTCATCAGAAGGCATATTCATCTCCTCCCGCCCGATTGGATCGACCGACAGAACCCTTGATATCCAAACCGTCGCCATCTGCCGAAACCAGGCTTGCGGTCGCACCGCCGGATGCTTCAACACGTACAACCATCTCGCCCGACATGCGGCCGCTGGTGGTTGCAACAGGCGCGTAGCTCACCGGCTCTCCAAAACCGTAGCGAGGCATGCGACGTTCATCTGGTAACTTCGGCCGACCGTCTTCCTCATCGTTTTTTCCAAACCCGAAGAAAGTCTGCACGCCCTTCGGCACCATGTCGCTCAGGTCAGGAATCAGCGACTGGAAGTCGAAGTCAGCAAAGTAGCCCTTGATCATACGTCCTATGCCGGTGACCGTTCCCTTCACCCCTTCATACCATTTCTTCGCCCCCTTCGCCCAAGCATCGGGAAGCAGGTTGAAGGACGCAATGGCCAGATCGTCAAGGCCGCCGAAGAGCAGCGCCATGTCGCCACGAAAAAGGCCTGTCGCACTTTCCAAAATGGCTTCACCAACAGCCCCGAACTTCTCCTTGCACACAGTGAAGGCTTTGCCGGCGAAATCAACCATGCCCCCGACAGCGTCCTTCACAGCGGGTCCGATGCGGTCCCAGTTCGCAATTACTAGCCCTGCACCGATCGCCAACGCTCCCATGATCCAACCGACGGGACCAAGCGACGCGCTTGCGACCGCTCCGAATGTTTTAGCCGCCGTCATGACAGTCCCTAGCGACTGCGCAACGCCGATCAGGCTCGCCCCTAAAGAGACGACAGACATCACCGTCTTGCCGGCCAGAATTGCACCCGTGACATAGAGCACCGTGTTGAAGCCGCCTAGCGCATTGAAAGCTCGCAAACCGTAGTCTGCGATGGTGAGCATTCCACCCGCAATGCCTTCGAAGTCAATGCGCTCGAGGGAGTCGGCGAATTGTCCGGCCACTTTCGCTGTCTTTTCGGAAAAGGCTCCTCGATTCGCAGTGATGAGATCACGGAAGCGATCCGACATTTTGATGACGATCGGTGCAAGTCTCGCGCCGATGTCATTTCCGAGGCCCTTGACCGACGCCTTCATGTCATCCACGTGGTCGGTCATGGCCGCGGCCGCCGTGACCGCGTCTTGCCTCATCACCAGACCGAGCTCATGTGCCTGTTGGCCCATCTGCTCGAGTCCTGCCGAACCTGACGAGAGCATCGGGATCAGCTTGCGGCCTGAGTCGCCCATGAGAACCATGGCCATCTTGGTTCTGATGGCTAGATTCTCATTGCGCTGAATAGCATCAGCCACATCTCGGAAGATGTCCGCCGACGGACGGATCTTTCCGGCCGCGTCCTTCACAGAGATGCCCAACGCTTCGAAGAGCTGAGCCGCATCCCCGGTGTCACCGGCAGCGACCTCGGCAATCTTTTCGGACAGATCCTTCAGCGCATCTTCAAGGTCTTCTGGCGCGGCACCGGCATGCGTAGCAGCATAGCTCCACTCCTGAAGCTGCTCGGCGCTGATGCCGAGGCGAGCAGACATCTTGTCGAGCGCATCCCCCGTCTGCGCGAAGTCCGTGACAGCCGACTGGAGACTGAAGCCGACTGAGCCCGCCAGCATCATGAAAGGCGCACCAATTCTGGAGGCTAAGTTCGTCGCCTCATCTCCGAAGTTTTTGAGAGATCGGTTCGCCAGAGCGAGGTTCTTTTTCAGCCCTTTGAACTCGGTCGTATCAACCGCCTTTTGAAAACCTCTCCATTTATCAGAGACGGCCTTCATGACGGGGGACATCGTATCCCTGACTGCCAGGATCGCGGTCAGTCTGAAGTCTTTGTTCGCCATTTATTCCCTCTCGCTTTGGATCAGGTTCCACTGATCAACGTGGAGCTTCAGCTCGCTGAGCTGAAGCTCCATTGCTTCTCGCGGCGAAATCCGCCAGTAGTAGGCGGTCTTGAATGCCAACGCGATCAGCTCATCGGCACTTCGCGGCGAGACCGGTTGAAAAAAGCTACGACCACATAGAGCAGACCAGTAAAGTCGCCGAGGTCAAGCTTCAGCACAGCAGACGGCGGAATCGCAGCCAGACGCGCGATGTACTTCACGCACACCGACGGAACCGGTTCCGAGGTCAGGTCTTCGAAAAGGCGGTATGGAAGACCTAGCTCTTGAACGTCCTTCGGCGTCGGCTCACGAAGCTCGAGCGTCGTGTACTCCTTGTCGCCGACCTTGATCGGCTTGTAAAGCTCAATCGTTTCGCTCATCCGAGTTCTCCATTCGTACCTTCAAACTTCAGAGAGACCGTGCCGTCGACAGGCTTGTAGGCAACATCACCGACGAGGTAAGCCTCGCTCAGCGTGTAGACCATGCCGTTTGCACATTCGGCCGTGATCGTGAGAGCCGTGTTGTTGGCGAGGGTTTCGACAGGGAAGTTGGCAGGGACGAGGAAGTCGCCGCTGATGTACGGTGCGATCACCGTCTCGCCGAAGCCGACCACACCGAGCGTAGACATCTTCGACTCGCGCGTGACTTGGTTGAGCGGGAACTCAAGATTGCCGCTCAGCTCGAGCTGCTCGCCGTTTACCTTGAAGTAGCAAGTACCGGCAATTCTCTTTGCCATGTTTATTCCTCCGGATACTGAAGACGGAACTGATTGAGAACCGCAAACACGCGTAGTTGGTTGACGTAGTCGGGCGGGAAGAGAACGTCGAGACGGTTCGGATCGTCAGCATTGCGCTCAACGATCAGATACTTCTTGAAGAGGTCCGCGTTCTCGACAATGCCTGCCAACTCAAGGCGGCGGTAGAGCGCAACCAGTTCGCCTCTGATCACGGACGGCGTCACGATCGCCTGGCCTGCGCCGTAGCGCGTGCCGTCGGACGCGAGCTTGTGTCGACCGTACTTCGAGGTGATGAGAGACTTCAGTTGGCGCAGGACATAAGCCGACGTGTGCATCGTCTCGCTGTCGAGGTAGGACGCGTCCTTGTCGCCATACGCGTTTCGCTGATACGTCGTCACCGCGCGCTCAATCATCACGGAACCCGCCGTGGTCGTCAGCGTAGCAATGCCGTTTTCGAGAAGCGTCTGACGTTCCGTCATGATGAAGCGGCCTTGAGCCGGCGACGCCATAACGCCCGTGAGAACACCGGTCTGCGTCGGGCGTGCGGGATCCGCGCTGATGAAGACGGAAGTGCGAGCCAGATAGGCGGCAAGTACCTCTTCGACTGCGGTCGGCATGGCGGGTTCGATCCCGACGATGGTCATGTGCTGATCATTTCGAGCGGCCCCGAAGGTCTTCAGCGCTTCAACATCGCCGCGCTTGGCCGTGTAGACATGACCGAATTGCATGCGGAACGGACTCCAGCGCCCCGAAGTATCGTTCATCTCGGTCTGGAAAGCGTCGAGCACGGCCGCATCGGAGTACGGCACACCGATGAAGTCGTAGGTCACGTCGCCCATCGCTTCGATTGCTGCGTCGACGTCTGGATCGACGGTGCCGCCGCTCATCGGCGTGATCTCGACCGAGATGCCGGCAGGCAACACCTCGCCATTGATCAGGCCGCGAAGATTCACGTTGAGCTGAATACCGTTTCCGATCGTGCCCTTCTGGCGCGCGTTGACTGTGCAAACGCCCTCCGATGCACTTGCCGTCACGGGCAGATCCTTTTCAAGCGTGATGGCGTCGCCGAGCGCCTGAGCAATCTGCGAAGCCCCATCTCCATCGGCTACGGCCACCTGCACACGGTCACCACCGATGTAGAGACTCAGCGTACCGGCCTCAAGCGCGGTACCCGTGATTTCCACTTTGCCGGAAGCAGCTCCAGCGCTCTTGCCTTCAGCAACGGAAATACACACCAACTGGCCAAACGAGTCGACCTTGCGGTATGCATCAACCATTCGAGCAAGCATCGAACCTCGGCCGAAAAGCTTCTTCGCCATGGCACTCGTGGAGACAGTCACAGGAACGCCTGCTTCTGCCGTTCCGCCCTCGAGCATCTGACCGATTAGCAGCGACTTCTGCGTGTCGCTCGGCGTGTATGCCGCGGAGTTGTCCATCTCCGCATAAAAAAGCGGCACTCGAATGCCGCTCGGGATAGTGTTGAAAGACACCGTCATAAATCCACCTTGATTCTTCCTTCCAGTTGACCGTCAGGTCGGTTCTTATGCATCGACGGATCAACGCAATCGACATTGATGTCCGCACCTTCGAAAGGCGGAAGGCCATTGAGTTCCACTTCCTGCCAACTGTCAGAGATGTCGAGATAAGTCTCAAACGCGAAGTCGAGCTGATATGCAGCCCTCGCGTCGTCCATGTAGATCAGCGATCCGCCATCAAAGACGATTTCGCTGTGCTCGTCGCGCGGCTCCATCGTCCAAGAGAGAAGCGCCCGGAAGACCTCGTGCTTCAGAAGCTCGATCCACCTTGCTGCGTCCTGACCTCGCTCGTCGGCGAAGTTCGGAACGAGCAGGATGACACCAAACGTGTTCGTGACCGTTTGGAAGTAGCTGACCTCGGACTCATTCGGTCCCGCGTCTTCTCGAAGCGGAACGACATACACCGCCGGCAGCGGAGGGTTCTCATCCTCCGTCAAGCCCGCCCATTGAGCAGCACCGGCTACGCGACCTTGAAAGGTCGGACATCGAGCGCGAAGAGCGCTGATGATCGGATCGAGATTCATATCACTCCCGGTTTAATGGAATTGGAAAGCGCTTCGTACATGTCGCGCTCAAACTGCAGGCGATTTTCAGTCGCCGCATCAACGATGAAGTTTTTGCGAGGCGCAGCCACCTTCTTGCCTGATCGAGCCTTGTGAGCCCTTGCCTCTTCCTTTGTTTCCGAATGAGGTGCGCGATGACCATAAACAACGAAGGCCGGATAGTAGGCTGGCATCTTCGCCGTCTTAGACGGATGCACGAACGCTGTGAATCCGCTTCTGGACGTCTTAACCTTGATCGACCGGCTCATCTCACCGGTCGCCTTGCCAGGGTATTGACCTGGTGCAGAAACCGCGTCTTCTGAGATGAGCTTTCGCGCCAACTTAAGGACGTCCCCGCCAGCCTTCCGCAACGCCTTCTTCATCTCCCGGTTGTCATAGTCAATCGTTCGGAACCCAGGATCTACGGCGCACTGCACAAGCATCCGTCTTTTCCTCCACATCAAGCACCGTGAAACGTCCGAGGCCGCCGAGGTCGGAGACCCGTCTAAGGCGATAAAGCACGCCGTCGACCATCAGCTCAGTCACGCCCTTGAAATCTCGAGGGCCAGTGCGACCGGGCATCGAGCGAACGATCACGCGATGCGTCACGCCGGACTCGATCTGCTTGGATCCGAAATAGATCCCGGCACCGACCGGCTCCAACTTGCCCCACAACTCGTCTTCCTGAACGGCGGTCTTGGAAAAGCCGAGACGCTCGTCCGGGACGGACATCGTGTGAAAGATCTTCACGCGGTGGCGGAGCTCACCGATCTGTGGCACGTTCATAGCCAAGTCCTAAAAGGATCGAGCAAGAAGTTGACGAACGGACTTGGCTTGAGTTCGCCTGCCGTCGCAGCCTGCCTCTGCTCGTAGAGATGGGCGACATGGATCAAGATCCATTGCCGTATTGCAGCCGGCACATCTGATGGATCCTCTCCGAATCCATCCGTACCAGGACGCGTTATGAGACCGCGCTGAAGCTCATGCTCTGCACGTTGAGTCACGGCGAGCATGAGCGTCTTGATGAGGTCGTCGTCCGCGGACGTGTCAAGGCGCAGATGCGCTTTCACCTCTTCAAGGCTGACAGCCGGAAGAGCGCTTGCGGTATCGACAGACATCACCTGCCTCCTTATTCGATCGGAAGCGTCAGATCACCACCGCAAAGAGCTGCCGCGCGTTCGACACCAAATCCAAGGCGGCGTTCGGCACGAATCGTGACGAGGTTCTTCTGGACGTTATCGACGTCCTGTTCGAACATTTCAACAGTCATACCCTGACGGGTCCACAGCGTGGCAGCAGCGTTGAAGTCACCGACGAGGAACTTGCCCTGCGTGATGGCCGGCGTCGTCCAGACAGGAAGCCCCCAAAGATACTTCGGCGCAACCGAAGCCGGATGGCCGAGGTAATAGTCGCCGGAAGCGTTCTTTTCCATCAACATGCTCGTCCAGTCGACCGGATTGAGCAAGATGACGTTCGGTCGGAAGAATGCGGCCTCAACCTTGGCCTTCGCGAAAAGAATCAGATCAAAGATCGTCGGAGCCTTGCCGAGGTCTGACTTCTTCGCGCCGTGAGCGGTGAAATTGCCATCGTGAAGAATGCCACTCAGATTCTGGCCAGATCCGTCCCCCGTCACGAGCTGATCTTCGACAACAAGGTCAACGCCATAAACGAGACGCTGGTTGATGTAGGCTGCCAGAGCCGGAGCATCAGCCATGAGTTGCTTGGAGATACGGGCGAGGTGGGCGATCGTCTTAACCGTGCCCGTCTTCGCTTCAAAAGCTGTGGAGCCAAAAGGCTTTTGTGCACCTTCAGCCACGAATGCCGCCCCATTGACATTCTTGGCCTCGTTTTCCTGAACGTACTCGAATGCGTTCGTCGCAATCGGCATGGACGGGAAAAGACCTTCAATCGTGAGCGGACGGAAAGCACCCGGCAAGATGCCCGGGCGTCGGTACGCCTGAACAATGCCACCGGTCGGCGTCGTGATCGGATTTGAGGCCTCTTCCTTCTTGTCGGTCTGCTCAGCGATCTCGACACGAGCCTTCTGAGCAGAGCCGTCGCGGAACGCCTTGAAGTTTTCGGCTTCGACGAGGTTCTCGCCGGCCGTCTTCTCTTCCGGCTTGTCCTGATGCTGAATACCCTTCTGCTGAAGTTCGATCAGCTGACGAGAAAGCTTCGTCTGCTCTTCACCGAGGCGCTTCAGCTCAGCAGCGTTCGACTTGCTGGTCTCGTCCATCTTGCCTTCGACACGGTCGAGGGCTTCCATCACTTGCTTGATTTCATCCGCCATAGTTTCACCTTTCATTTAGGAGAGAGAAAGCTCAAGCTTCTTGACTCGCTCGAGCAGTTGAGTTGCCATCTTTTCCTCTTCCTCAGACTCCCTCTGAGAAGCGAAAAGCTTCTTGGCTTTTGCGACGATGGACGTCGCGGTCGACTTAGAGAACCCGCCTGCCTCCCGCAGGAAGTTTTCAAAGTCACGAATGGTTTGAAGTTCGTCGATCTCTTCGGAGCGGATTTCGGAGACGCGAGCGTCGCCGTCCGCCGGGAAGTTCACGATGGAGATCTCGTGGAGCTTGGAGACAGACTTGATGATGCGACCGCCGTCCTTCTTGCGCTCGTAGTCGCCTTCGGACAGGCGGAAGCCGATCGAAAGTCCGTCGACGGTTCCGTGCTTCATGGCCGCCAGAATCGCGTCCGACTGAGGATTGCCTGGCGTCAGTTCCCCTTCAACAAGCAGCCCCTTCTCGTCCTCAACCGCAGAGAGCCACTTACCGATCGGCAAGCCCCAATCATGAGCGAAAAACATTTTCGGCATGCCGTTGTCGGCCAAGGTCTTCTGATATGCGCCCGGCAGAATCGTGTCGCCGTAACTGTCATTCCCGTTAAACGTCGAGGCATACCCCCTGAACTTACGGGTGTTGCCTTCGAATCTAAGCTCCACGCTTTCAAGTGGAAGACTTTTGAAAATCGTCATCATTGCCTCACTGGTGTTCCGTCTTTTGGAGAAGATCCGACGCGAGTCGCCTCTCCCAACTTGTCAAGCGGGACCAGGTTCGATTGTGCTGTGAGCGCGTCACCTCCCTCCACGGGTGGGAGGTTCTCGAGACGGCGGATCTCGTTGCGGCTCATCGCACCGTTCTGTGCCATGGTTGAGTAGAACTGCGCTCGCTCCTGCGGCGTCGTGCGCAGGAAGCCGTCGAGTTTGAACTCGATCGTCATATCAACATCGGTGATGGGAATCAGGCGTCGGCTCAGCGCCTGCTCGAGCTGTTTGCAGAGCGGTCCGATCGTGAACTTGTGGAAACCCTCAACGATCTGGGCGATGCCGCTGCCCCAAGTGGTCTGCGCATTCGAGCCGACCAAGACGCCCGGCACCCCGAACCATCTGCAGATCTCTTCGACGCTGAACTGGCGAGTCTGCAAAAGCTGAGCGTCGGCCGGCGTGAGCGAGAGCTGCGTGTACTTGAGGCCGCGGTCGACCACGTACAGACCGCCGCCCTTTGCCGTCATTCCCTTGAAGCGGTCGCATACCGCCTTCAGTTGCTTGTCATCAAGCGTCGAATCAGTGTAGAGAACGCCGGACGGTTTCGATCCGGATCCGTAAAGACGCGTCGCGTTGTCCTGAGCAGAGATCGCCTCATCCGTCGTGGCCCGCATGTACTCGAGCTTCGAGAGTCCGATAAACCCATTGCCAAGGCCCTTCCAATGAATCATGTTCTCGGGCGCGATTACGGAGATTGCCCCGTCCTGATAGTACGTGTAGACCTCACCGCCTTCGACGATAGACACCTCCATCTGATCCGGTGAGAGCGGGATCAGAGCTACCGGCTCTCCCTCGCCATCTCGAATGATCTGGGCGTAGGCATTGCCTCGGAGCATGCGGTTGACGACCATCGCAGAGATGAACTCGTTTTGCGTCATCCAGGCATTGGGACGGTCATGAAGCAGCATCCACAGACGGCTTTGCTTGTCTGGATGGCGACCGCCGTCAGCCGTATCGCGGTAGACGTAGAGTGGCAGCGTGCTGATGGTCTGAGCAAGAAGCTCGACGCATGCGAAGACTGCAGAGATCTGCAGGGCCGCGTCCGGCGTGACCGTCTTCGTCTGCTCGATGATGGGCGAGACCGGCATAGGGATCTGCTGCCCGGACGCAGTGCCGAGCGGACCGCCCCATCCGGCCACCCAATTGATCAAACGTTTTACGAACATTCCTACCACTCAATAAATACGGACTCCGAAGACTCCTCAATGTCATCGAACGGATTAGCTTCTTCCAACGTGTTGGAGATCCCCAGCGCCATGATCAAGGCGACAACGCCGTCGATCTTGTTCTCATACCTTTCCTTCCTTGGAAAGATGTTGTCCTTCGCATCGAGCTTGGCCACGACGTTACCCATCATCCATCGGAGAACGGGATTTCCGTCATGGTTCACGCGCTTGTCCTGGACCAGCGCCTCGAGCGACTTCATCGGATCCGAAAAGTTCTGGACCGTGTTCCGATACTCGACCATTGGAGCGCCGTCATTCCCGAGATTAGTAGCGAGCTGCAGCGCGTTCCACGGGTCATAGGCGATGCCCTTCACATCAAAGCGTGACAAGTCGTCACGGATATCCTCTTCAATGCGGGAGAGATCCGTCATCGCGCCGCCGGATTGCGTGATCCAACCTTCCTCGACCCAGCCTCGATACTGAGAGTTGGTCGACTTCTCGACGGCGGCCTCAGGCAAATAAAAGTCGGCGAAGACCACAAAGGACTTGCCGACCGGAAAGAGAAGCACCTTGGCCGTGACGTCGTTCTTTGCTCCGACGTCCAAGCCGATGTAGCAGGGCTGACTTTCGAAGTCGCTTCGATCGACATTGATCTCGCCCGCTTCCCAAGCCTGCATGTCCATCCAGGCCGACGAAGCGGAGCACCAGATGTTCAGGTGCTTGGTCTTGAAGTTGTTGACCGCGCTCGGAAGCGCGATCGCCTTCTTCATCAGGGAGGTGATGATTTCAGGACGTACGGAAATGCCCCAGTTCGGGTTCGCCTTCTCCAAAGCCTCGACCGTCGTCCAGTCGTCGCCTTCGTCCAGACCGTAGATGATCCCGAACTGCGTCTCGTCCACAACAGCCTTCTCGAGCACCTTTGTGACCATCGTTCGAACTTCGTAGCAGATGCCCGACGTGTCGAACCCCGCCGTCGTAATGACGAACATCAGCGAGTTCTTGCGCTTGCCGGTCGACGTTTCGACCACGTCGTAGACGGCTCGCGTCTTGTGGGCGTGCAGCTCATCAATGATGGCCAAGTGAGTGTTCAAGCCGTCGAGGGTCGAGCCTTCTGCGGACTTCGCCTGAAAGGTCGAATTGCTGGTCGGCACGTAGAGCGCGTTCGCCAGCACCTGAAGCCCGAACTTGTTCCGTAGCGGCGCATTCCGCTCAGCCATCACCTTCGCGTCACCGAAGACGATCTTCGCTTGGTCTCGCGTGGTGGCGAAGCTGTAGACCTCGGCACCGCCTTCGCGGTCGGCGACCAAGCAATAGAGACCGACACCGCTAAGCAATGTCGAATTGTGCGTTTGAATGAACCCTCTGGTGGCAAGATAGCAATGGTCTGGCGAATCAACTTCAATGCATCGAACTGGCACAGACTCAACCTTGTCGCACCGAACAATTTGACGGTAATCCTGCAAGCTACGCTTCGCCGGACGTTCCCGCATACGTTCCAACTTTCTTGTCAGCTTGAATACAGGCACATCCTTGTACGCATGGAACAGAATCCTATAAGCAACGCCGCACGACTTACTAGCAATTGCTGTTTCCTTTTCCATGATGCGCGGCCGCATGCCAAGAGACGAAATCAACGCATACACGTCATAAGCGATTCGCTTATCTTTTTGAACAAACTCACACTGTCCCTGACCCTTACTGATGAAGCCATCCGTATCCATCAAGCCGCGCAACAACTCAAGACGCTGTTCCTTTGATGCAAACAAGTAGTCAGAAGGGATGTGCTTATTTCCAAGGACGCCCAGTGCTTTTAACTGACTATGAAATGTTCCGTGACGTACGCCCTTTCGTCCATCGCTGAGTGACCAGGCATAGTTGCCATTAACTTTGTGAACAGGGTACCCCAGAGCCACGATTCGTTCGATGGTTTCTGCGTCTGCACATGTAAATCGACAACCCATAGAGGCACCATCGCCAAGCCATAAGCCAAGCATGTACGGATGAATAGGAAGGCACTTCTCTTGGACATCGAACGGAGCGGCGACCTTAATCCGGTGATTCCGATCGCCATGACAATACAGTGTCCGTGCGATTTCCTCAGTCGTCTTGACGGTCGGCTTCGGCCCAGCGTGTTTTCCCCCGCGTCCCTTCAACCGGTCTCTGTCTCTACGGCTGTCGGTTACCCACTGGTGATAAGCATCGGCGACAATAACTTCGCCGGTTGAGAATTCAACCTCGTAACACGGTCTGTCATTCATCACCTCGGTCGCAGCGACGATCTTGCACGGCTTGCCATCGGACCCGAAAACATAATCCCCCACCTTTAGATCTTTCATAAGACGAAAACCTGAGGGAGTCGGGATCTCAGTATCTAGGGCCAGCGCCTTTCCATTCCCACGCGGTACCTCAACGTAGGCGCGACGATAGCGTCGGCCGCCGTCATCCCGGCGACGCCAACCAAAGGCCGTTGTCAGGGTGAACACCTGCCACGGCTCAAGATGGATGCGAGTGCCGGCAAGCTCACCCTTCGTGTGGGTGAGAAGTTCGATGAACTTACAGACTCGATTGGCCTCGTTTTCGTCGAAAACATATAGGGACCTGCTGCCTGCATAGGTCTTCAAGTCAGCCAGCTGCCGATCTACGGCCAGCTTCACCCACTTGCACGCGGGGATCTTCCCTGACATGACGTCGGCGGCGTACTGTCTGGCGATCTTGACGTAGTCTTTAGAAGCCATCGTATTCGTTCTGCTCTTCGTCCTTGGGATCCGCCTTCACGCGCGCGCGCGACACCGGCGTGAACCCAAGCTCTTTTTCGCAAGCTGCGAGCACCTGCTGCACTTTGATGAGTGCGTTGAAGCGAGGGTTCAGCTTGTCGGAGATATTGCCTTCCTCATCCAGCGCGACGACGTCCTCGTGGTCGAGCTGCTTGGCGATCTTGCGATAGAGCGCATAGTTCCTCGCCCAGCGCTCTAGCACCGTCACGTCAAGAGCCGTGAGCATTCCCTTTGGTGCGCAGGCAATCGCCAACCTCCACGCCTCGCGGGCGTCTTTGGTCAAGCCGACGGGCGGCGTCTCAGTCAAAGTAGCGTCAGAGATGACGATCGACCTCGACCGACGGCACGGCTGAAGCGTACCCGACGCGGCCTTCTCGGCATCCGACTTGCTTGCTCTCGGCATTGAAAACTCCACGAATTGCACGCGTAAAAAATTAGCTGGGGGCGCGGTCTAGAGCCAACAAGGCGGTCACTTTTGACCCGCCCCCACCGACGGCTGGCATACAGCCTCAACTACCGCTACTAAAATGGACTCACGAGCATCTTTCAAAGCGAAAGTCTTGTCGACGAGTCCGCCAAGATCAATAGCTCCACCAGCGGCGGCAAACTCTACGCTTGACTCAATCTCTTTCAAAAGAGTCTTTGCTCTATCAATCTCTTCAAAGGCTTTAGCCAGCGACTTCGTTCTTTCTTTAACTGACATACATCACCTCAAGCAATGCGTGTTTATAAGCAACCCGTTTTTCAAGAATCGTCATTCACATGCCCACACTGCGGCATAAGCGCTGAGATGCACTGGTCTGTCGTCAAAAGGTACCGACCCGTTTTGATCGGATCGATCACATCTGAGACCTTTCCAACCTCTGAAATCGCAGTCGCTCAATGCAGAGACTGCGAAAAGCTTTCCGTTTGGATTAATAAAGCCATGGTCTACCCAGAGGCCTGCGGAGCGGAACCCCATGACGACATGCCTGAGCAAGCAAAGAAGACCTTTCGTGAAGCGCAGAGCATTCTTGGCAAATCACCAAGAGGTGCCTGCATGATGCTTCGCTTGTGCGTAGAGCAGCTACTCACAGAGCTTGGATACGAACAGAAGAACCTTGCTGATAAGATCAAGGCCGCAGCGCCTGAAGGCTCTCCATTACGAAGCATCCTCAACGCGTGCAGACTTGCCGGAAATGAGTTTGTTCATGCCGGCACCTTTGAAGAGCTAGACAAATCGGGACTCCAACCAGAATTAATAGCCGACGCCCTTTCAACTTTTATTAATCAAGCTGTTCTTCAACTTGTCAGCATTCCAAAAGAAGCTAGGGAAATTGAGGAGCGTTTCCAGCCAAAGCGTAACGGCTAAAACTGATTCCCAAAACCGCCATCCTCACGCGCCGTCTTGCGCGAGTGGCACTCATGGCATAAAGGTTGGAGGTTTTCTTCGTCCCACATGAGGAAAGGATTCCCCTTGTGCGGCCTGATGTGGTCGACGTCGGTCGCCAACTTGATAATCCCGCGCTTCTCACACTCAACACAGAGCGGATGCGCAGCAAGGATCCGAGCTCGAAGACGCTGCCACTTGTAGCCATAACCACGAGCGGACGACGATCCCTTTCTCTCGGCTCGGCGCCTCTCCCGATCGGCCGCGAACTTCGCGTCACGAGCCTCGCCTGCGGCCTTGTGTGCTTCGCAGTACTTGGCGCCAAGCGGGACCGGCTTGCGGCAGCCTGGATACTTGCAGAGAGTCAAGATCGGCATCCTTCACCTGAATAAAAGGTTCATCTCGGAAGGCCGCGTTCCACGGACTTCCGAGATGAACCAAGAAAAAGCGGCTTATTGAGCCTGCTGAACAGGCTTTCCGTCAGAGCCGACAGGTACGTAAACGACCTGCGGTTGCTGAGTCTGTGCCGGCTGTTTCTGTTCGTCGTCCTTCGCCACGGCATCGTAGATGGCATTGCCAGCCATAGAGCCTGCGGCGGCCCCCATGACAGACGACCAGAAGCCGCCACCACTGGAGGCAGGGGCCTGATTCACAGTCTGGTTGACAACGGTCGTATTTTTCTTCACGACGGTCGTGCTCTTAGGTGCATAGGTTCTGGCCGGAGCAGGACGGGAGAAAGATCGACCGCCGCTAAAGCCTCGACCACCTCGTGCTTCCGCAGCTGTAGAAACGAAAAAGGCGACCGCAATGGCCGCCACAATAGCTTTCTTCATAGGTAACCCAAGTAATTAGAGAGGGCGAGGATTTCTCCCCGCCCCGACCTCGGAGCAAACTGCCCTAAGGTAGCGAACCATCAATAGAAAAAGGGCGGCCTCTTTCGAAGTCGCCCTTTTCGTCTTTCTTCGGAGTTTCTCGATGTCACCCTTGCGGCCGCGACTCAGAGAAGAACTAGCGCCTTGAGCGCTTGCTACAGATACACTTCGGCCTGCGCGTGCGCTCATTTTGGCTGATTCACAGCTTCGTACTAATTCATGAGCAAAGTATAGAGAACCCGTTTCAAGGTCTGCACCCCTCTTTTTACATCTGTTTACACTAAACAGCAAAAATCTTGTTCAGGCATCGTAGATCCGACGGAGCAAGTTCCCTAGCAGCCACTCGGCCGCCATCAGATCATCGGCTGCATGGCGCCTACTCGTCCCCGCTGCCCGACAGAGTCGACCGAACGCGGACCACTGGACATCCTTAGCAAGGTAAAACGTCACGATCAGCTTCTTTTCGATAGCCGGCATGAGAGGTGAGCAAAGAGCCGTCTCGACCTTTTCAGCGTCAGCCAGATCCAACTGTTTAGACGGCGCCGCCTTGCACGGTGCATTCTCATCGCGTCCATACTCCCTCAAAAGAGTTTCTTCCAACGCAAGGAATGGTGCTCGCCCCCATGAAGAGACTGCCCTACGCGGCGCGAAGACCCTCAACCAGTTCTCCAGCCTCTTCACCGTCTGCCAGTCTCGCTCCACAACTACCTCCTCCCAGTACCTTTGCCAGCAAATCCTCAAGCGAACACCCCTCGAAGCTTCTGCCCTCACCCTGCGCGATGAGCACCTCTCCCTCATCTTTGATCGCAAGGAGCTCGATCTCGAGCCTCGCCCGAACGTCATAGGCTTTGATGGCCACGCATGCAACGATCTGTCTGTCGTCGTCAAAGCACACATCCTGAATGCCGTCCAGAGCCGACTTCACGACATTGTCGATATCCGGCTTCGTGATCTTCTGAATCCTGCCGCCGACTGCCACCTTCTTTTTCTTCTGCGACCATGATGTCGGCGGTTCTGAGAAAGCTCGAATGATCGCAATGGCCGGGGCCATACCAAGCCGATCTTTTGACAGTTTTGCAGCGAAGCGAAGCGCATCCTCATACGCGACAGTCTTTCGCGGCGTGTAGACAGTGCCTGATCTCGAGCTCACACGAGGGCGCCCCTTGCCTATCGGCTCACCTTCAACGACTACCATTCCAGTTCAACTCCTCAAACCGGCTACGCCATCGGCGCCGCACGATGACCTATACGCTGACAAAGCGACCTCACCCGCTCAGCTGCCGACGGCCTTGCCTGCTTCTTGCCGGCGTCACGCTCGCGCTTCTTGGCGATCCCAACTTCGATCTCACGATGGATCATGGTCGAGATGATGTCGAGCGGGAAGTGGCCAGTTCCGCGCCCATACATCGCCTTCATCTCGGCCTCACTCAGCATCTCGATGCCTGCCGCCCGCATGACGGGATCCGCGTTGATCTGGTGAATCACTTCAGTCGCTGCCTCCAAGTCGTTGAAGCATTGGTAGTGAATGATGGCCATCTGCCAGACGGCCCAATACCTTTGCAGAATCTCCGTGACGAGCGGCCAGTACTGCGACTGCACGCCCGTATGGAATGAGCAAAGGAACCGACCGTTGCGCCCCGTATCGCACGGGAACGGACAGCCGGCAGCCGGACACGCCATCGACGTCGGCACCATGTAGGAACCGTTGCCCTCATCAGCATCCGGACGGGTCCGCGCTTTCTGTTCGCTGATCGCTTTTGAAAGAAACCCTGCCATAGCGGCAACTCCTTTTGTTTGGTTCCGTGGGATGATTGAGGTGTGTTCGCCAACACAGTCCATCAATCACCCCACGGAGAAAGTCATGGATCTATCTACGTTTTTCGGTTTTACGGCCACCGTCGCCGGCATCATCGGCATCTACCTCACGTTCATCCAAATGCAGCTCCCGTTCCTTAAGCGAGCATCCGCCCCCAAGATCCACCAGGGCCGAGACGGCTACCACTATCTGGAAATCCGTCTTTCGATAAGCACCACTTTGCAAAACGTTCGGTTCGGTCGTCTCCTTGCCAAAGGTTTTGATGTCGGACGCAGAACCAATGGCACTTTCGGATACGGGTTCGGAGACTTTGGAAACATTGAGTTTTCAGATTCGATCCCCGTCGATTTTCAGACCTCCGCCAATTCCCTCGAAGAAGGGATCTGGCTTTGGGTCAGGCTCCATAAGCCCGCAGAATCCATAGAGATCTCCGTCGACTACCGCTGGCGATGGCTTCATAAGACGCTCCGCGAATCCATCCCGGTCCCGTCTTTGGAATCAGGAGAGCTCTCTGGCGCCTCGTAAGAGCTCAGGGTCGATGACTGCTCTCTGACAGAGTTCATCCACCTCTGGATCACATCCACGCGATCCCGCAGCCCCCGGTAGTACAGGGTCAAGGCGATGCCCGTAATTGCCACGCATAAGATGGCTATCGATTGAAAAATGTCTGCCATATCGCTACCTTTTTAGACGGTTTTTAAAACCCGTTCTTTCTGACGGGTTTTAAAGCCCGTTTTTTCGGCTCCCATCACGCGTACTTCCCTTCCACGACTTTGGTAAAATTTGACTCGTTCATGAGCCACTCCAAGTCGGCCTTGAACGTTCTGCTATGGCCCTTTCCTGGTTGCTTCAACCCCATCAGGAAGGGGCTTTTTCGTACCAAGGAAAAGTACCCCCGAAAGAGGTCAAGCCCGTCAGCCTGACTCGCGACCTTCTCGGTCGTGCAGACAGAGCGCCAGCGTGCCGTGATCCAGCTTCTGCGCTTGGATGTGAGCGTGGCCACCCGGGGGAGCTCAGGCAGGATCTCGTGGTAGAGGGTCACGATCCGGTCGTAGGGACACGGCGGCATGCGTGAGCCTTGATCCTTTTCCTCGTTGCACGCGGGCGGTCCGGGCGGGGGTTCGACAACGTCGAACTCAGAGCCGACCTCGTCGGCGATCAGGTCATAGTCGTCAAGAGGCGCCGAGTTTTCACCCATATCCTCCTTTCTAATCTCTAATCTCTTATCTCTATACTCTGGTGGACATTTGTCCGCCTCATTGTCCACCACTGGGCGACAGGCACTTTTGGCCAACTCGCGGCGGGCTCTCTGCTGTTGCTTCTTTAAGGCGCCTCCGCTGGCTGAACCGATCAAGTTGGACAGATGGGCCATGAAAATCGTCCCGTCTTCCAAGACCTCAACAAGCCCGCACATCTTCAGATTTACGATTGCGCACTGGACAGTGTTGACGTCGGATCTAGTGAAGTCGGCGAGCTTTTCTACGTCATACGGGATGAGCATCTGCCCGACCCTGCGCACAAGCAGGCCGTCAGTCTTGAGGGACTTGAGACAAAGCTTCAGGTAGAAGAGCACCTGGGCGGGGCCATTCGGCTGCTCCTCAAGCCAGTCGATTTCGTCGCTCTCAAAAAACTCTTCACGTAGCTGAAGCCAGTAGTAGCGAGTGTTGTCGTAATCCGCCATCACGACTCCTTTTTGAACAGGGGAGAAAGAAGATGCTTCGGTATTCCCGTGAGCCTCGACACTTCGGCGACTCGACGAGGCGGGACCTCGCCGTTATGTAGCCAAAGCTCCACCGCCTGTCTAGTGATAGGCGGAGTGAGGCTCTCGGCGAGCTTTTTGCGCCCGCCCGCAGCTTGGATCGCCATCTGCACGGGATTGAGCTTGCAAGTAGTACGTATCATTCAGACCTCCAGACGCAAGCAATTATAGCCACACACGAAACACGGTCGCAAGCTGTTCTTGCTTTGCGTTAAGCAAGATTTCCTTGCATACTCGTTAGGTAAGCAAGCCCAACCTCTTTTGTGGAGCTCACCATGCAAACCCCTATTTCCCTCGCCATCGAACGCAAGGGCTTGACTCATGAACAGGTTGCTCAAGCTCTAGGAGTCTCCCGCCAAGCAGTCACGCGCTGGGCGTCTGGCGCCGCGCCTACGCTCTCCAACCTTCGCAGACTGGCAGAGCTGCTAGGCGTTTCCGTTTCTCTCCTCACGGGAGAAAACATCGTTGTCATCGACGAAAAAGGTGAGCCTTCCCCTCGCGTCGAAGAAACCTCCGATCTCGTCCTGATCCCGGTCCTTGACGTGTACGGCTCTTGCGGTGGCGGCGGGAACCCCGGAGACGATCTCTCCCCCGTTCAACTGATCGGCGTATCCCACTCGGCGGCCTCGTCGTGGCCGGGCGTAACTGGCGTGAACAACCTGCACATCATCCACACGCTCGGCGACTCTATGGAACCTACCCTCAAGCGCGGCTCGTCCGCCGTAATCGACAAGAACCAAACGACGATCCTTGCTGACGGCATCTATTGCCTGCAGGCAGAAACGAGAATCTTCATTAAACGCGTCCAAGTCAATATCGACGGGTCCCTCACGCTGCTGTCAGACAACAAGATGTACCCGCCACAAACCATACCTAGGGAGATCGCCGACACGATCACGGTTGTCGGGCGCCTAGTCCTCCAGATTCGAGCTGACGTACTTTGATCTAACCCAAAACTTCCTCAAAAACCCCGCCTAGAAGCGGGGTTTTTTGTTGCGTTCGCAAAATTCCGCTTGCTTCAACAGCAATTTTTACTTGCTTCCTGCTCGATTTGGCGCTATTATCCCTTCACGTATCGCAAGCGTAGCTTGCTAGCACGAAAACAAACAACGGATGTTTTCTCATGACCAACACTGAAACCCTCTCCACCACGGCGCTCGACGTCCAAGCCATCCGCAAGAAGCTTGAAAAGCACTTCTCCGACCTCCCGGCCGCAGAGCTTGATACCGATGAATGTCGCCGTCTGTTTATCGTCCGCCGACTGCTGCGCCACGCCTACAGCCTCTGTGTTCGCGGAGACGTCCTCAACCTTCTCGACGAAGCCAACAAGATCAAGAACACCGCTGTCTGGCTCAACGACATCGCAGATGACATCGAACTTGAGGAATGAACCATGACCGACACCACTGACCAACTTGCCCTGACGAGCGCCTTCATGCGCCCCTACATCGCCTTAGCCCGCAAGCACGAGTACTACAAGCTCGTGCGGACCAGAATGGCGGCAGAGCTCGCAGGCGCCCCCGCATTTCCTAGCGATGACATCCGAGACGAATACTCCCGCCTCGTCCTCGACATCAAGAAGACAGCCATGCAGGACCTGCTGACCTGGACACTCTCAGAACGCATTTACTGCGACGAGACGTACTTCTCGATCGGCTTTCTCGCTGACACCATCGCCCGTACCGCACTTGTCTGTGCAATCGCCGGAGACGAGAACCTAGATCCGATCCTTGAACCGGGTGCGAAGCAGTCCGTGTCAGAAAGGAGGGCGGCATGACCGACCAAATCAAGCGCATAAGCAAAGAGGCCGCGATCGACATTTGGAAAAGTCAATGCGCAGCCTTCGTGAAGTCGTTCCGAAATAACTGCTACCGCATGGGGGTCCCTGATCTCCTCGACACCCTCGAGGAGCTCCACGGGCGACTAGCTCCAAGAGAAGAGGATCCTCTGGGCTTCTTTCTCAGTGATTCCCTCGGTCAACGCCTTCCGGAGAGCAAGAAGGTAAAGAGCATCCGCGCGCGCAAACGCCGCGAGCTTCTCGCCCTCCCAGTGGATGAGCGCCTGCCGAAGCACCTCTTCAACGTCGTCCTCGTCGTTGATGATGTTTTTGCCGGCGCAAAGCTTGACGAACTGCACAAGGCCAAGGTCCTGAAGCTTCTTGTTAAGCGGAAGCACAAGGGAGCCGTTCGTAAGCGCAGTGCAGATGATCTTCGTCGCTTCATCGCTGGTAAACGCGTTCTTGCCATTGTCATTTGAAGTCATAAGTATCTCCTCCAGTGAGTGGTTGGGTAATTGCTTCACCATCCATCTTCTCACTGCGAGGAGAGCCCAGCAATTCGGGAATCCATCATGAACAACACCGACAACAAACCCGCTCGCAAGCAGGCCATCGTGCTCAACCATAAGCGCGCAACCAGAGGCTGCCTCTCGCGTGCCGTCGAATATGGCCGCCTCACTGTCGGTCAACTGAAGGCGGCGCTAGAGACGGTTGACCCGTCGCTGGTGGTGTGCCTTTGCGATGGCCCCATCGGCGCTGCCAACCCTCTCGAATCTGCGTCCGTGGTGACTCTACGTGAAAACTGGTTTGACCCCGACGTCTACACCCCCATTCTCACCTCCCCTGAAAGGAGCTCCAAATGACAACGCTTCTTCGCATGGTCGCCCACCTTCGGCCGGCATTTTCCCGCTTCGTCTTCGGCGCCCCGGACCAGGACTACCGCGGACCGCTCTGCTCCGAGGAAGAAGACCGTCGCGAGCTTCGATTTGGATTCGTCTTACTCGCAGCCATTCCAGCGACCGCGGCATTGACGCTCCTCATGCTCGGCGCCATCTGACCCTACTGGAGGACTCAATGTCACACCCCATTACCCAAGGTCGTCGAATCCGCACGGTCAACGGTGTCGGCTACAACCTCACCTGGCTCGGAGAACGAGAGGGACGGCTCTGTCGCCTCATCTTCGACCTTCACTCCTTCGACCTCAGGACGTTGGAGGACATCGAGCAGCTGATACCCCTACGAAAGATTCACGTCGCATGCGACATCAGCGGTCGAGAAGCGCTTGAAAAGATCATCCGCATCATCTGCGATGAATACCCGCAGTACATCGACCTCATCTGTCCTGAAAGGAGATCCGCATGCGTGACGGAATGATCGTCTACCGGGAGCAAATCCATGAGGTCGGTCGAGTCGGCTATCGCCTGAGTTGGTCAATGGAGGACTTTCCGAACGAGACCCTCAAGACGCACATAATCGTGCGCTACGGCATGACGGCCTTCAACCTCTGGAGCGGTCGAGAGATCAGCGCAGTCCTCATGCCCATGAGCTTCTCCGTTCCGGCCAGCACAACTGAAGACGACATTCGAAAGATGGTCTTCCTCAGAATCGCGAAAGACCATCCACAGCTCATCGAGTACATCTGCTGACCTCCGGCCCTCATTGAGGGCATCTTGGCAAGCGCTCTTCCTCCCTTCGCTCGTTCCGGTTCCGTCCGAGCATTGTCAGCCCTCAGGAAGAGCGCTTACCTAGATCAACCAACCATCTGTAGCCAGAACATGCTCAAAGACTTTCTACTCTTCTGCGAATTCCTCGTTGGATTCGTCGGGCTCGTCGTATTCCTCGCAGCGGCAGGTGTCGCCATTGGCAGCTTCCTCGGCGCCCTGGCCGGCTCCGCCGTCTACATCTATGACGTGATCTTGGGGGCAGCGTGATGACACCGCTTTACGCCGAATGGCGTCCCATCAAACCGAAGGCTTCAACGCCCTGCATCCACGCAGATCGCCTGTCTGATCGCGCCTGCTCCATCAATGCCCAGGCAGACGCCCTCATCAGGAAGTTCTCTGAGATCTATAGCATCCGGCAAGAAGGCAAGCCAAGGAGCCTCTCAAAGATGAGCATCGCTGCTCAGGAAAGCGAACGCTTGGCAGAAGGTCTCCAGTACACCGTTCAGCTACTGCTCGATGACATCAGAGAACTACGGAAAAAGATTCACGATGAGGCCTGCAACTCTGCAGCCAAATTGTCCAACCCCAAGAAAAGGAGATAGCTATGGGACGAATGATCGGAAAGCTCTCGGACGAGAGGACGTGCTACGTCAGCATCGCGCTCTTGGAAATCGTCAGCGAGCTGACCAAATGCCCTCCAACGATCGACGAAAAGGGGCTGCTCATCAAAGCGACCTATCCGCTGACGGGCTTGGAAGTGTACGTAAGACTCCCAGCATACGGTCTTGATGCTGGATCCGTCTCAAGTCTCGAGTGTGCCCATGACGACATCCTCACGAGCATCGAGGACAAACAAGCCATTGAAGAGCCACACATCGAGCGTAAGGTCGAACGACCGGCCAAGGAAAGTCCAATCAAGCGTCGACCTCGAGACTTCAGCGTATGGCCTCGCGTTCTGAAGAAGCTACGCGACATGCAGCCCTTCTCCAACACCTTCATCTTCGACTGCGAGGACATGGCTGCCACGAGCGTAGCAAATGCAATCCATAGAGCGTTCCATGGTGCTTCCAACATCCTTGACCCGCATCTGGCAAGCCCTGTCTTCACCGGCTTTCAATGCAAGTGCATGAAACAGCCAGACAACACCATCCGAGTTTTTCTACTGAAAACAGAGGTAAAAAATGATTGACCCATATCCCTACGAATGGCCGCTCATCATCCCGAAGAACGTCGGCATGTACGCCATGCGCTTCGTGCCCCGCGACAATCCCTCTGACGTCTTCACACTGATCGTGAAGTGGGACGGCGAGAACTGGCTTGACGAGAAGTTCGGCGCCCACCTCGATCTTCGACGCTACATCACCACCTACAAGCTGATGTCAGCCAGTGACCTGGCCGAGCATGAGAAAGCAAAGGAGATCAAGTGAAACGGACAACCTACGCTAGCAAACTCCGCAGCATCGCCGAATACTACGGCCCCATGAGCCAGCTGAGCAAAACGGCTGAAGAGCTCTCCGAAGCCACGTCTGCCGTCATGCGCTACTCTCAACGCCCGACAAAACTCCACTTCAAGCAGATGGCCGAAGAGTTCGCCGACACGCTGATCATGATCGAGCAACTCGAGCTCCTCTTCCCTGAGCTTGCCGAAGAGATCGGCAAGTGCCAAGTGCTGAAGGTCGACCGGCAGCTCGATCGGATCGAGGAAGAAGAACTGCTGAAGAAATGGAGAGATGAAGAATGACGTTCCGCCTCAAAGATAAGAACCTTCAAGTGCAACTGGATGCACTTAGTGATGGAGACTTCTCGAAGAGACTCCAACACGCGAATCATGACGACGGCATGATCTTCGTCGAGTTCGGTGAAAAGCTAGAAAGCCCAGGATTCGACCTGCATCGGTTCAACCTGGCCTTCTTTGATGACGAAGTCGAAGAGATTCACAGGTACAACCCGAATGCCTGGAACGTTTACCCGGATGTCCAGCCTCCCGTAGGTGTCTGGATGCGCTGTGAGTACAAAGCCTATGACGGCGAACCCTCACGGATTGCGGCCCGTTACGCTGAGTACGGAGACTTTGGCGATTGTGAGTGGCAGGATTGGCGCGGCCATCCAGTCGAGGTCGACCGTTTCCGCCCGTGGGACGATCCGGATGGCGAGGAGGACGAGGAGTGACGCAATGGAAAAACTTCTCGGACGAGAGGCCACCACTCGATGTGCCACTCCGTCTCGAAGTCAAAGAAATGGATCGAAACACCGACACGCCCGAACCCTATTTCGGCAAGCCCCTTTTCAAGGGATATGCAGTTTTTGACGGTCGATACTTTTACCCATTCGGGTTGATGCATCCGCTTCCTATTTTTTGGAACGGCCGATTGGACGCCTTCGGACGCGAGGATGTGACTGCTCGATATGCTCCGTGGGAGGATGAGGAATGAGCCAGACAGTAAAAATTGATGCCGCCGCTCAGGACGCCATTGCCGAGATCGTCGGCATGCCGTGGGAGAAGGACTACTTCGACAACACCCATGACAAGGACAGTGCGCACATCGCTACGGTGACGCGAGAAGGCGTATCAGTACGCATCTACATCTGTGATGAATCGTTGTGTTCCGCCGATTTGTGGTCGTTCGAGGCCGAGCAAATCGGCCAAGCGATTCTCAATGCAGCGAAGGACGCAAAGACCTTCATGAAAGCTCAAACAGAGTGGTCGAGGTCGCAAATGCAGCGTCTCAACTGCGAAA